AGTAATTTTATTAAAAAAAATTAGATTATTATTATTAGAGAAGAAAAATAAAGAAGTAGGCATTTTATGAAAAACAGTAATATTTTGAACAACTTACAGTACTATTTTGTCCAAAATGCACTTTTCCACGCACTTAATATCGTTGTCTCAACGCACATTATTATTTGCAAACAATCGCATCGCTCATTGAACAACGAACAACGCCACAAAAACCATAAAATATCGTGTCCTATCTCACGAGTATAAACCACTATCAATCTAAAATTGTATTAAAAAATATACATTGTAACAAATGAACAGTGCATAGAGCTGACCGTCCCAAACGTCCGATTTCAGCGTTATCTCCGCGGTCAGAGCACGTTCTTGTTGCCCGCCGGGCGCGTAAATCACCCTATCCCCCTCAAAGCTCGGCGGTTACAATATAAATCTGCGAGCAATATTATCGCGATCGTTGACATTTTTCCATTTTTCTCCCGGCGGTCGCGTTTGTTGCCACGACTGGCTCGAACGTCTTTGCAGTCAACGTACCCTGAGCCACGAGCATTGCCCGCAGAACTCCAGCCCTACCCGACGTACGGTTTTTGTCATTAGTTTTCCCGTGCGTCCGGGTAGTTGCCTTTTAAGCGGCATCGCCGCATTTACATATTGTATATGGAGGTATCAACTATGCACGACATACGACCTGAACGTGTTATTGCGCTTGAGCGTGAAAATACTGAGTTACGTGAATGTATTGATAAGTTGTTTCAACAGATAACTGAGCTCAGTGCTAAGTACGAAGCGCCTGCAGACGCCGCAACAACGCAACAACGAGCATTGTACGACGTACCCAGTCACGGCATGACTAATGAAATGTATTTGAAGTCGCTGACGACGAAGCAGCTGGCGAAGCTGTACGCGCGACATTTCTTTTGCATGGATTACGACCCACAGACTGGCGAGTTCGAGATGGCTCACGACTGTCCGTTGAAGGACTTGTGTATAGAGCTCAGTCAAGACGCGCCTGATATTCCTATCGTTGAATGCGAGGACGTCGTCGAGCACTGGTTAAAGACGCAGTATTCTGAGACGTCCGAATTAAATATCGATAAATAAACAAATGGAGGATAAAGAAGAATGAACATTGACATTGTCGATTCAATCGATGAGAAAATTAACCTTTTCAGCGAGACCTACAATACGAACGTCGTTGCAGTATTTCCAGACAGAAAAGAGATATATGTCGGGGATATGGCAGAATTCTTAAGAACGTACTTTGCTGAGTGGGACGACGAAGTGCCCGTGGATACTGACCACAACTTGCGTACTGTTGAATGCTCGGTGCTTACTCAAGACAAGAGGTACCAAGTATTCTTGCAAGACGATTACACGGGTTATACGATTATCGGCGAGTACGAGCTTCCGAGCGACGCAGAAGAAGCGATTGAGAATTGTCGCGTGCGTCAGTACAACATAACGGTTGCAATGAACTACGAAGTTACGGTCACCGTCACTGCGAATAGTCTCTCAGAAGCTGAAGACATCGCTTACGACTTCTGTGAAAATTCGATGAACCTTGAAAACCACTACACGTACGACGATAACATCGAAGAATGGGACATTATGAATGCAAACGTGGAAGTTACGGATTCCGATCTTGCATAGGAGGTCAGTATGAAACGTAAACCGAATAAACACATCGTTGTATCGGATACGTATAGCACCATCTACAGCGACGTCGTGATGGAAGACCTGAAAGAATTCTATCCCGACGCGTCAGACGAACTGCTCGACGAGCTTGCGTCAGACCTGTACTTCGATAACCGTCGATTGCTTATGAACACGTTTGCTGATACAATCTTCCCGACCGACGTGATTTGTATTGCGAAGCTCGGACTATGGGACGGCGAGCACAGCGCATTTCGCATTTTCGACGCACCGACGCTCGACGAACTGTTCATATCTGGCCGAGATATCGAGGAAGCGGAATGGTACGTTGACGAGTACAACGACCTCCGTTGCGACGCATATCATCACGACGGAACGAATCGCTACTTGTATCGTCAGATACGCTCTGAGATTGGACCCGCAGCGCGTAGGAACTTCTATGACAAGATACAATCTCATACGCTGACGCGCAAGGACATAAACCATTACACGCTGCCCATCGGGCAAATCGTGCTGAACGCTGAACAACGACACTACGAATAATATGAAGAAAGAACCCGAACTTAAACAACAACCTCAGAACTACGATAAGAAAGAAGTATTCGAAGCAGCGCGCATTACGCGAGACGACTTCATACGCTATACTTATGCTTATCGGCTTGCGACTGACCGGGACCATGCAACGGCCGCCGCCATCAGCAGCTACTTGCGAGAATTCTGCCCTGAGTTCGCCGTATCAACGCAATACGTCAATATGGTCATACGATCGAGACCTATCACAACCCCGCTGAACAACGAAGAACTTGCCCGCCGTTGTGACATATACTCTGTACGACTGAGAGCAGCCGCATCGGCTCTGAAAGCCGTACTCAAACTGGAGGAATAAGAATGCAAACATGGAAAATTACGCTTGATTCACCTACCGACTTAGACCGTGAGCAAGATATACAAACGCTGCACGTTATGTGCGCGAATCGAACTGTGCACTGGGACTTCGACATCACGAACGACGACATTGTGTTTCTGACCGGCGACGCCACTGCACTTGAAACGATATTCACTGCGCTCAGCGGTAAGCCCGATCGCGAGATACTCGACACAGAAGTCCTGACGTTCTCGCGAAGCGAGCGAGATAAACTGCTCTGCGAGCAATACCTCTATTCGTCAACGCGTCCGACTGCTCATGACCTTGCCGATGAGTTCGGAGTATCAACAGCGCTTGTATATGAGATACTTCGTAAAAACAACATACCACGTCGTACAAAGCGCGACGAACGTCGTGAACTGATCGAAGCAACTCTGCCTCGTCTACCGAACGGCACTGTCAAAGATATTCTGCTCGATTACCTTGACGGACTCGACTATCTGGAACTCGCACAGAAATACCGCAAATCAACGTCGTATATAACGAAGGTCCTTGCGCTCAACAACACGACTATCGTGCCTGAGGACGTCTATACTGCACTTGCTGGCCTCTGGGAATCGTCGTTCTACGACCTCAACTACTGTGCCGACGTGCTTGGACTTCCGATATCCGATACGAAAAGATACCTCAAAGCTCTCGGATATAACGTCTCTGAATCGTACATCGTCGAAGCACTGCGCAACGAATGCAACCTGATGCGCAATACCATCACCGAGCAGACCACTGAGATATTGAACCTGAAGGCAGAACTGAGGAAATGAACGCCATACTCGAAGCCATACGGAATAGCGGACCGTGGGCGCCGATCGTCTTCACGATATTCCAGTTCTTGCAGGTAACGTTCATACCGATAAGTTCGACGCCTGTAACGGTACTCGGAGCTCTGCTGTTCCCGTGGTGGGAGTGCTTGATATTAACTCTAATCGGTCAGTTCGCTGGGTCGCTGCTAGCGTTCTACTTAGCGAGACGCTTCGGACTTAGGTTTGTACTAAGACTCATCAAACAAGAACAGTACGACAAGATTACCGCTCGCCTGCACGGACGAGAGGTATCGACACTCGTGTTTATGTTCTTGTTCCCCGTGTTTCCAGATGACTTGCTATGCTTAGTCGCTGGACTCACGCCGATGAAGACCAAGACATTTTTCATCGTGCAAATCATAAGCCGCACGCTCACTACACTCTGGACTATATTCGGAACAGCGGCGATCGTGTACCTCGGCTCTTTACAATGGGCGTTCTACATCTGGCTTCTTATCGGAGCATTGCTCGGTGCAATAATAACGATAGGCTGCGTGTATCAAGAAAAGATTTCAACGGCGCTGCTCAATGCGTGGCGTCAACACAAGGAAAATAAAATATACTTAACGTACCGCCCAACGAGCGACGAGCGACGGGCGAGGCGTAACAAACGGAGGAAATAATGTTAAGACCTTGTAACCTAAATCAGAAACAAGAAGAGATGTTTCACAGATATTGCAACAGCTGCGCGACATCATTGTATGACGTATACCAATCGTGGTCCGATAAAAAGGAAGAAGCGTACAAATATTGCTTGCGCGATATGAAAGAACACGGCGGACAAGATATGCGTATCACTGGGGCGAATGGCTTCGCATTCTCGTGTGCGTACCGTATTATACGTGATGATGGGGCGTACCTCGTGTATCATACGCGCTGCAACAGATTCGAGTTCAAGTATATGGAGGAACGTGAATGACGAACAAAGAGATTAAGCAACTCAAAACCGAGTGCGCTTTACTTGACTACGAACTGCGCAATGCAAGACAAGAAACAATCAACGTCTTGAACGAACTGAAAGCGAAGTCATACGTGAACGAGTATTGCCGCGAAGTGGTCGAAGTCGAGAAGATCGACGAGATGATAGAGGAGTTGATTAAAAATGCCGAAGATTAAAGTCGAACTCAACGTCCCCGAAGAATACTGCGACAAACCCTATAATATTTGTCCCATGTGCGTAGACGACGGAGTAACATCTTATTGTGTTGCGTTCAACTACGCACTGGAAGAAGAAGATTTTCATTGCAAAAGACTTAAAGCGTGCAAGAAAGCGGAGGTAAAAGAATAATTATGCCAACCCGAAACGAAAAAATCGAATTTATCAGAGACGTATTGCGTCAATCGCGCGTACGTGAATGCATCGGAAAAGTCTGCGAAGAATGTAAATTCTACGACTCACCGAACTGTCTTGAAACGTGCTACGCAACAGAACTCGTGGATATGGGTATCGTTCAAATTCCGGAAAAGAAACAGAACGCTCCGGAAGCCAATTCACCTATCGTTGTTGCATTGAAGGAAATACCCGGCGACAACCTTGCGGACATCGTCACAGTCGTAAAAAGTTCTGTTGACTCGTACGTTACGCACCGTTTGGAAACGTTCGTAAATACACTCAAGAAACACTCACAGTCGTTCTTAATGCGAGATACCAGCAACGGACAATACTACGACGAGCAATATGTCCCGGTTGTCACAATCGACCACATATTCTCGTTACTCACAAACCCTGAAAAGGAATAGGAGGCAATATGCATACTGACGAAGCAAGACCGAATGAAGCAAAATTACAAGAAATTCTCAGCGAGGGATGTAACTGGGAACAACTGGCACAAGCCCTGTTGTCGTGGTTAAGCGACGACGAAGTAGGTGAATTTGCCAGAGATTACGGGTTGTTTTAGGAGGTAACGTATGATTATTGATTTGATTCTTGATCGAAAATACAACGAAGAAACAACCGGTTACGACGCGTACGACCCGTATGAATTCTACCGCGAAGTAATGTCGTATGAGAGCATTTTCGAACTGCCGCGCGATATCTCGTCGGCCCTTGATTACGGCACTGAGGACGACGTACGTAATGCGTTGTGTAAGTATATCGACGACCAGCAATACAACCCCGACATCAAGAACTACGTGAACTCAAAAACGTGGCTTGAACCTATAAACTAACGTTAAAAATAAAATTGTATTAAAAAATAATATCCTGTACCAGAGGTAAATATTATGAAAGAATTTTACGCATTTGTAACAGAAACGCTCAGCCGTCCCGTCGTGGTAAAAGCGGAAACCCAAGAAGAAGCCGAACAGAAAGTGATCGACGCATATTACAATGGAAAGTTTGTACTCGACGCTGCAGACTTCGTAGACGTCAGTTTCGATACTCGTGAGAGTGACCTCGTCGACCCTTTGACCGAAGCGGACAGACTGAATCTGACGTACGTCGAATAAAGAGGTAAATATTATGAAAGAATTTTGTATTTTAATAACCGAAACACTCAGCCGCCCAGTAATGGTAAAAGCTGAAACCCAAGAAGAGGCCGAACAGAAGGCTATCACTGCGTATTACAGTTGTGAAGTTGTACTCGACGCGTCTGATTTTGTTGACGTCAACTTCGAAACGCAAGACAGCAACGCCGTCGATCGTATGTCTGAAGAGGACAAACAAAGATTGAAATACGTCAAGTAAAGGAGGCAAGTATGACGATTTGTTATAGATGTTACCTCGAGTTGCTATCTCGTGGCGAACAGGTATTCACAGCAAAAGATTACGTACACGACGAAGACGGCGTACAATGTGATATGTGCGGAGAAACCATCGAAGAAGGGGGACGAGATATACGATGTCTACGAATAAGCAACCCGCAGTCGATATCGAAAAGCTCTGTACTGAGAACATTCCGCTTGTGTACTACGTGTACTGGCACAAGTTCGATAAGTACCAAGAAATCAAAGCGCGGTTTTACGACGAGCTGATATCTGCGGGCTTCTTAGGACTTTTGCAAGCAGCAAGACGATATGACCCGTCCACCGGGTATAAATTCTCAACGTTTGCAGCAGCGTCCATCGAGCGTCGTATGTATACTGAAGCGCGAAGAATCTTCAGGTGGTATTACCGTTCACCGACGGTTTGTCTTGAAGACAGACGCAATATTCCAGATAAGAATTTCGATTCGATCGCCGCTGCGGACCAGCGTATGATTGTCAATTACGTTCTTGCCAAAGCGAAAGAGAAACTGTACCCCAAACACTGGGACATCTTGTGCGATTACTTGTGCGGTGCCACGCCCCAAGAACTGGCTGAGAAGCATCAGTGCAAGTCGATCGGACAAACACTCACAAACATTTTTGCAAAGATTCGCAAAATAAGCGAAGAAATTTATAAAAAGGAGACAAAAGAATGAACACAGTCGATTTTGAAGCAACCAAACCCGAAACCTTTGTAGGTAAAACCCTTCCGGAGCTCGTAGAAGAATTGTACCCGAACATCGAACTCAACGTCATTGCCACGCATAAGGGCGTAGACGTGATGGCAGACCTTTCAAAAACCGTCAAGAAGTACCCCGAAGTCGTTACGCTGCCCATTGCAACAGTTAACGTTTTACCTCGTGAGACGTACAAAGACCCGGAAGTCAGAGACAACTTTGTCAAATACGACGTCGTTGTTACGTTTGACGATGCTAAAAAATAAAATTGTATTAAAAAACAATACCCTGTGCCAGAGGCAAATATGATTGACGATAAATCTGTAGTCGTTACAGACCCAAACAAAATCAAAGAAATTAAAGAGGCGTTATCGTCGAGCAACGTATATGGCTTTGACATCTCACCGGCCCTTCCGTCGCCACTACCAGAAAACGCGGCGGAAATGTGGTTCGGACACAACCAAGACAAAAATATGTTTACCAACAAGGAGGTTAATATGGTAACATTGAAAATTGTAGCAACTGAAAAACGTGCTTATGCACAGAAAGAGAACGACGAAAACGTGATCGTTTGCCCTATCGTCAAAGAAAGCAGCGGTAAATATTCGGTCAACATCAAGAAACTCGGCTTCGGCAAATCGTTCGTCAATATCGGCGACCTTGAAGACAAAGTTGTCACGCTCGAAGAGAACTCTCTCGTTGCCGGCAGAAGCGCAGGGCGCAAACGTAAAGCTCCCAGCGTAACCGTTCCTGAAGGATATGAAAAATTCTTGACCGCAGACGAAATCACGATCTTCAACACTCTCGTAGAAGCAATCAACACCGGCTTCATCGAGGAAATCGAAACTGCAAAAGCGGCAAACAAACCCAAGAGCGAACTTAACAAAATCGCTGAAGACGTAGCAAACGCAATGGCGGAATAATATGGTCCCGAGATATTTTGCACACAAGATTGTTGCGGAATGTCTACGGGGAATATATCCATTGCAGCAGGTCAACGAGATTATGTCGGCAATGCCCTTGCCCACGTATGAACAGACCAATGGAGCATTCGTCCGCGAGTTAGTTGCGTTCGTGAACTCTGACAACCGTTACAAGTTGTGCATTGTGAATCGTCGCAACTGCCGCTGGGCAATGTTTATTCTCACTCCGTATGGAACCGTCCGCACTGAACAGCTTACGTACGCCTTTGGTATTCCTTATGAGGAAACGTATGACTCTGCCATCGCCAATAGTATGGACGACCTGGCGGATATCTTAGAGGAAGTCGGTTTTAACTCGACAGTTATTGCCGAAGCGTTTATCGATGCCGATGACCTCTGTATATGACGACTATGCCTGAAATGCCTGATTTAATTGCACAACTCATCGAAATCAACGACGAATGTGCGCAAGTATCACAACAGCTTGAGTCGCTCAAAGCCCGTCGAACTTCGCTCAAGAACTTGATAATCTCACAACTGAACGAGAACGGTCTGACCGCTGCGTCTGCCCACGGCAAAACAGCGAAAGTTGTTACCAAGTATTCGTACTCAGTTATCGATCCAGAGAAGTTCAACGAACTCGACTCGAAGTATCACACCGCCGCGTTATACGGCATCAACTCAAAGAAGCTCAACGCGTTCTGTTCTGACTTGAAAGAAATATACGGCGAAATTCCTGCCGATTTGTTAAGTACCCTTTCAGGTTTCGAATACAACGACATCAGTTTTACCAAATCTAAATAGGAGACACTTATGGAAAAAGAAGTCGAAAACAAAATTGTTCCTACCGTTCCTGCCGATAACGCACTCGGCCCTGTCGCACAAAGCCCCGAAGAATATCTCAGCGAAGTATTCGCAGACGCTGACGGGCTGCAACTCGAATTTATGAAAATCAATACCCCGACAGCTGGCGGTACGATTTTCGAAATTGAAGACCCCACTACCGGGACCACTGCTCCGATGAAAACGCTCGATTGTGTTATCTTGAAGAGCTTCCCGTCGAACGTCATGTATCTTGACGATTACGACGGAACCGCTGTTCCGCCCGATTGTTCGTCGAATGACGGTGTCATAGGCGTCGACAAAGACGGCAACGAACACGAGTGCGCAAAATGCACTTACAACCAATTCGGCAGCGGCAAGAACGGAGGCAAGGCGTGCAAAAACCGTCGTCTGCTCTACGTATTGCTGGACGGCGAACGAATTCCCCGAGTCATCAACTTACCTTCAACGAGCTTATCCAACCTCGCGAAGTTCCAGACACAAGTTCTTATGGCAAGAAAACGTTTACGCGATTACCGCGTGCTCATTTCGCTGACCAAAGCAACGAGCAAAACGAACATTCCTTATTCGAACTATGTCTTCGCGACCGCAGGTCTCTTGGAAAACCCTGAAGACATCGCGCGCGTCAATGACGCAATGACTTTACTTGCGGCGCTCGGTAAATGATTACCGGCGAGCAAATGTCGTCGATGGTTCAACGTGGGGTACGAGATATGGAGTATACTTTTTCTCGTGCCCATTACCGCGTTGACATTGAGAGTCTTGCGTGGGACGCAATATTCGATCTAACTCAGAAAGAAGAAACGCTTCAGACGTATTCTTTGTTTCGTTTGATATTATATCGTAAAATCTTACGAGAACTCACAAAACATCGCAACATATTTGTTGCCGATATTCCTGACTCACAGAACAGTTGTTCTGATTTTACTGACGAGATTTGCATTACAGACCTTGACGTGTCTACCCTTACCGATGACGAAAAGCTTTTCGTTGAATGGCTTATTTGCGACTCGCTTACCAAGACGGACATCGCAGAACTTACTGGAATGTCACTGTCCACTGTTCACAGAACATACCGTCGTATAATTACTAAGCTAAAGGAGAGAAACGTATGAACGAATTAACAAAAGGACATCCGACTGACGCTGGTATTGATATCGCTCTTGAAAAAGACGTACACATTCCTGCGCACTCGGGTGTAACAATAGAGCTTTCAGTTGCGAATCTAGATTTGCCCGCGTTCACTGCCGGCTTTATCTTCATTCGCAGCAAATGGGCTCATCTACCAATCTTGATACAAAACCCGCCGATCGACGCACATTACACCGGGCCGCTTCACGTCTGGGTCCACAACTTCTCAGACGAGGATATCGTGCTCTTTGGAGGCACTGCGTACTTCCAGCTAGTTGTATTCAAGATTATTCACCCCGCACTGCCTAACGTTGAGATAAAAGATTACCGTCCACGTGCAGCTGAGCGGGACACAACGAGGTAAACTACATGATAACTTACGACCGTATTGACCGCTGCTCTACAGCAACGGACTTATGGGAAAACTTGTATTGCCACTTGGCTAGCCCGTATATGCCGAAGTTCCCTTGCCGTAAAAATATGGGTGGTGACGAAACAACGTACCTTGTCGGCTCACACTCTGTCTTGACTGATACGAGATATCCGCTTGTATTGTCAGAAACAAGAGCAATGTCACTTCGTTATCTTGTCGCCGAGCTTCGCTGGTATATTAAAGGCGAAGACACGTGGGAATCGTTCGAGACAAACGCTGGCAAGAACATCTGGAAATCATTGTCAGATGACGGCGTTCACGTCAATAGCAACTACGGTCACAAAGTGCAATACGCTTATGGTTTCAACCAACTGGAATATTGTATCAACCTACTCAAAGCGGACCAATTCACTCGTCAAGCAGTGATTCATATCAAGCCGCCGATGAAACCGGACACTCCGTCCAAAGACACGTGCTGCACTGTCATGTTGCAATTCGTGTATAATTATCTGGACGAAGCTCTTGACGCGATAGTCTATATGCGCAGTTCCGATATATGGAAAGGCATTGTGTATGATTTGCCGTTCTTCACATTATTACAACACGTTTGTGCTGCGAACGCTGGACTCAAATATGGCGAACTTCATTTCATTGCTGGCAACGTGCACTTGTATACGGGCGACGTGAAAGAGTTTATCGAGTCACCGCTGAGTACACGAATCTCTTGCCGTGAGGACCACTTATATCCGGTAAAAGCTTTTGACCCTATAGACTGGAATGTGCTGCTGCCTATTCTGAAGACGGCGCCGACCGTGAACGACGCGATCGATCAACTTTGCGACGTGAACAACCAATTCAAGCTCTTAAAGACAATGTCGGAGGTAAAGAATGCCAAATAATATATGGCTCGATGGAGCTAACGGAACAGGCAAAACAACTCTTGCGAACGAGCTCGTCAATTATGGTTTTAAGTATTACCATAACGGTAGACCCATAATCAAGCGCGGCTGGTACATTGTCTTGAAGTACGTCATTTTCGAACTCACTCATAAGAACGCGGTTGTTGACCGTTGTTTTGTGTCTGAGTGGGTCCACGGAAATTACGAACGTAAACGCTCTTCGTTGAGTATCAAGCAATGTATCTTTCTCGAAAAATTCATATCCCGATTCGGCTCTGGGCTGACGATATTCGTCCCTGAGGACGTTGAGTCAACTGCTGATCGAATTGCAAAGCGTGAAGAAGAACACCCTCTCTCGCCTGACAAGGATATGCTCAGCGAAATCATTACAGTATACGAAGCGTATAGCGTTTGTAGCGGACACCCGTTGTGCCGCGTGAAATATGCATCGGACGTTCTCAAAGTCCACATTGCAGAAAACTTATAAGGAGACAGTATGATAATCATTTTCGATGCCCCAACATACGAGCTGACAAGCTCAAAATACGACGGCATTTTCAAAGATATTCCGATGTCGTTTACGACTGAGGAAAGACTTGTTGACGGAACAGTTACCGTCGTTCCAGCGCTCACAGAATCTCTGTTAAAGAAAGTCAACAAACTCGACCCGTCGGGTTATTGTGTTTACGTCTTCGCGTGTTCTCGTAACAAGCGCAAGTTGAAACAATACGACAAGTGGTTTTTGAAATACAACACGAGCGCGTCGTTGCTCAATGCTTCTAAAATGCCTGACAGTGAGGCCGCCGACGAAATCGCGTCGCACCTGTATATGGTTATCAGCGCCTTATCAGCAGTGTTGAACTTGAAGGCCACCGAGGAGGACAACGATGGCGACAGCAGGTCCGGAGAAACAACTCGAGAATCTCATTAAGACCGAACTTACCCGGCGCAGGGCGTGGTTTGTTAAGATAGCAGCATCGCCCGAAATGCCTCGTGGAATACCCGACATACTCGCGTGTTACCGCGGACATTTCATCGGCATCGAAGTCAAACGCCCCGGCCGTAAGAACGGTTTATCGGAACATCAGAAAATACAACTAGCGAACATCACGAAAGCGGGTGGAATAGCGTTAGTTGTAAACGATTTTGATAAGTTTATTGTAGAACTGAATAGTTTGGAGAATAACTTAAATGATACTAACAGATAATTCTGGACGTCAGTACGATTTATTCGACTATCAAATCTCTGGCGTCGATTTACTTTTATCACACCCACGATACATTCTCTATTGGGACTGCGGCGTAGGCAAGACACTTGCTCTCATCGCGGCTCTCAACCAATTGAAACGCGGTAAAGTTCTCATTGCTTCCCCGAAGTCAGTGCGCTTCGATATGTGGGAAAAGCTCGGTATTCCTATCAATCATGACGTGACGTATCTGCATTACGATATGTTCCCTCGTATCGCAAACCTCCCTACGTTCGACTATATCATTTTCGACGAGTGCCACAAAATCAAAGGTTGTAACACTCAGACTGCGCGTATTGCTGCGAAGCTGTCTAAGAAAGCGAAAGTCGTATGGGGAGCGTCAGCAACGATCGCTGCTAACTCGTACATCGACACTTTCCGTATTCTGCGTAATATGGGGGTTGCTGAGTTCCAGTACCCTGACTCAGCGTTCATCGGGCGTTATTACAATACGTATTCATTCCCAGTTGCAACGCGCTATGGCACTAAGAACATAAGCAAGCCGACGACGGTCAGATTACAATTTGCCGACGAGCTTAGTTCGACGTTCGCTCAATACTGCGACAGTATCAATCTGGACGACGTTCACAAGTTACCAGAGCGTCACGAAGATGTGATTTACGTCGACGGTATGGCAACGCCTGAGTATTCTGCGATCGAAGCAGGTATTATCGCCCTGAATGACGATGATATTTCTATTGTTGCGAAACTCGAAGCGTGCGCAAAGGCAAGACAAGCTGCAGGCGGTTTCATTTATTATAACGATATTGACACCGGGAAACAGCTCGTTAAAAACTTGTGCCCTGATAAGAATCCGAAAATCGAAGCACTGCGGAAATACATTCGCGAGCACAAAGACGAGAATATCATTATTGCTTATTCGTTTATTTACGAAAAGGAAATGATCGAACGAATGCTTGCCGAAGAAAACCGAACTGTAACAGACGAAGTATCTCTGCTGCCGTATGCAAATACGTTCTTACGACAGATAAGCCGCGGCGAAGGACTGAACCTTCAAACGTGGGCGCGGCGAATGGTGATGTATTCGTATGATTACAGCTATATTGAATGGACCCAAATGCAAGGACGTATCTATCGCGTTGGACAGACCAAGGAAACGTACTTCACGTCGTTGATTTCACGAGGAACGATCGACGAGAAAGTGTACCACGCTGTTCAAACGAAACAAACGATTGATGAGTACTTGCGCTCGGTGACACGTCACTCGGAGGTATAATATGACCGAATTCGAAAGGTTTAATACTATATTTCCTAACTCAGTTTACCGTCTGATTAAAGCTGGTGACAAGACACCTGAGGGCATTCAGAAGTACCCCTACAAAACGTTGTACGTTGGGCCAAATCAACGCGTCGGCTGGATAGTGTCTGAAGGATATTGCGTTGTCGACTGCGACGATATGACCACCGCAAACGTTGTCAGAAAATATGTTGAGTTGAACGACATTCATTGTTGTTACTTCAAAACGTCTCGCGGAATGCACTTCATTTTTCGTTTGCCTGCGGAAGTGCGCATTGCCCGGACAATCACTAATTCATCGCACGTCGTTACGATGTCGTCTTTGGAAGTCGACTACCGCGTCGATGGGCGTGGATATATCGTCTTGCCGCTCAATGACCCCAATCGTGAGTGGACTCATCTCGACGAGCAGATCGATTACTTGCCCATACCGTTGTACCCTTTCGGTCAAGCAGGGTCGATCAATCTCGATGACGTCAATCTCATGGGTTTAGACGACGGCGACGGCCGAAATGACGCGTTGTTCAGATGGATAAACCGCGTCAAGAGCAAGACAAATGACGTGAAGTCATTGTCCGCTATCGGGCAAATGATAAACGAGTGTTTGTTCGCGAAGCCGTTATCGAACGCTGAACTTAACTCGACGGTATTGCGTGAATCGAATCTCACCGCACCGAACACCGGCGCCAAACGTAAGACCCTTGCCGAGCAAGAAGTGGACGTTGCACGTCAAATGTTGCTTGACAAACAGTTTTACAGCGATGAGAAACGACTGTACGTGTTCGACGGACGTTATTACAAGCCTATTGCAGACCGTTTCATTGAACGTGAAATCTCTGTTGAGTATGCTCCGCAGTTCCGTTCAACGAGCCGTGAGGAAGTGTACAAACACCTTCTGACCAAAGCTCCACTTGTCGAAGACGAAATGGACGCCGCTTGGCACTTTATATCTTTTAACAACTGTGTACTCGATATTAAGACTGGGGAAACGTTCCCGCACTCGCAACAGCTTTTTGTGTCGACACACATAAACCACAACTATATCGAAAACGCTCCACCTACCGCGATTATGAACGCGTTCTTGGATATGTGCTCGAACAACGACGTTCAGAAACGAGCGATTATACTCGAAATGATCGGCGATTGCTTGCTTAAAAGAGCATTATTCCAAAAGATGTATCTTATCTACGGCGAAGGCGGAACGGGCAAATCGACGTTGTTGCGTATCATTACGTCACTCGTCGGTGAAGAGAATGCGTCATTTTTGTCGCTGCAGGACCTTGAAAATACGTTTTACCCGTGGGAGCTTGTAGGAAAGCTCGTCAATATCGGCGACGATATCCCGTTTGGTAAAATCAACGATTCGTCTCTTATCAAGAAACTTGTATCAGGCGAACGTATGATGATACAACGTAAGTTCGGCCACCCGTCATCGTTTTCGAACTACGCAACAATGATTTTCACTACGAACAAGCTGCCGAACACTGCAGACCGTACGTCGGGCTTTATGCGTCGTTTAGTGCTCATCGATATGAATACTAAGATACAAAAGCCGACGACCTTCTTCTGTGACAAGCTGAGCGAAGCCGACTTCGAGTATTTGATTTACCTTGCAGCGTCGGCAATACGTGCTGCTCTTGACCGTGGCGAACTCACTCGTTCGTTTGTGGTTGACAATAACTTGCAAGCTTACCAGCGTATGCAATCGGCTTTGTCCGAATACATCGACGACGAGAACATCACTCGCGACTCGCTTATTGGCCGAGATGTTGGCTCTGTCTTCGCGGAATACGCGCTGTATTGTCAGCTTAACGGTATGCGCCCGATAGGAAAACATAGTTTCGTATCTGAGTTGTGTTCACTGCTCTTCATCACTAGCGCCAAATTACCCGACGACGCTGGACAGAATATTGTACTGAGGTTTACTTATGTCGACAACAAAACTAATTAACATCATCTTCGACTTCGAGGTCTTCCCTAACTGGTGGTGCTGCTGCACTCGTCGTGTTGATACGCCTGACAAAATCAGCGTTATCACGTCTGACGACCCTGCAGCGGTACGCAACCTGCGTCTCTTAATTGCAAATTGCCGTCTTATCGGCTTCAATATCCGCTCATACGACTTGTACATTCTGTACGCGATCGTAAGCGGTTGTTCTCCGTCAGAAGTGTACGAAGTGTCTGATAACATCATTCACAACGTCTCGACACAGTGGACGTCGCACTTCGGGCATTACCGTTGGAACTGGATTGACTTGTACAGCGACTGGAAATTCGGCTCATTGAAAATGTATGAAGCGAATCAAGGTATGTCGATCGTCGAGTCAAGCGTTCCGTTCGGTAAAGAAAATCTCAGTCCGCGTGACAAGATGGAAATCATCGAGTATTGCCACGCTGACACAAATGCAGCATTACAACTGTTCCACGACCGCGAAGGGTATTTCTCAATACACGAATACGTCTCGGAACATTATAACATTCCCCTTCAGAAAGCGTATCAGCGCACAATGCAAGGACTCACGGCAGAAGCGACCGGCGTACAGAAAACGCCGTGCACTGCTGCAGAGGACAAACGTTCATCGATCTACGTTCTTGATTACATCAAGGAAATGCTTGACGGTGTTGACCCGTTCGCATTCCTGTTGGAAGACCAGAACGAAGTACGTACGTTCGTGTATGACGGTGACGTGTACAAGCTCGGCGTTGGAGGCGTGCATAGCGACTTCGAGCAACCGATTATCGTTAAGAGCAACGAGAACGGTAGAATCTTCTCGATTGACGTTACGCAGTATTACCCGAATATGCTTATGAACTTCGACCTTATGCCGCGTGGTATGGACGAAGCCGGCAAGAGAATATTCGGTGATATGATAAAAGCTGTCCGCGACTTAAAGGTCAAGGTCGGTGAGTACGAAGCGGCTGGCAATTTCGAATCAGCCAAACAAGCGAAGTCACTGCGTGATAAGTACAAAGTCCTCATCAACGCTGTTTCTGGGGCAATGCGCAACAAGTACTCGAAATTCTACGACCCGTCGCGTATCATAACGATGTGCGCTGTCGGTGAGTTTCTATTGATTGCCGTTGTCAACGACTTGAAGAAACAATTCCCGGGTACTGAAGTACTTCAGACAAATACTGATGGCGCGTTCTTATACGTACCTAACTGGGAAGGCTTTGAGGAAGCGGTCGAGAAAATCAACAAACGTATCGGCTTCACGTTTGAGGTCGACGCTGGCAAAATGCTTGTTCAGAACAACGTCAATAACTACATCTTCGTTAAAGACAACGGACAAGCGAAGAGCAAAGGTTCGTGGGTATATCCGAAGCGTGATAGGTTAAAACCCGCGTCGTACGCGATATCTCATATTGCGGCGTTCAAGCTCTTGCTCGACGGTACGCCGATCGAAGAAACGGTTCGTAATTGTACCGATATAATGGACTTTGCTATGTGCGTCAAGAGCGGCAGCACGTTCGAGCGGACGATATACAAGACCAACAACCAAGAATTCGAGGTCAACAATACTAACCGGTTCGTAGTATCACGCCGTGGCATCGGTACACTGTACAAAATTAAAGACGGCTCCGCACACCGTTTCCCGGATTGCCCGGACAATATAATCTTAATCAACGGCGATATTTCTGAGTATAATCTCAAGGACTTAGATATCGATTACGATTTCTATATCCGATACGCCCACGAGCTCATTCCGAACTTCATCTGTCTCCAGTAAATATAAATACCCCCGACGTAATGTCGAGGGTATTTTTTTTTATTTCGTAAATTTCGTTAGCAGCTTTCCGCCACGTCTAAGTTTGATTTTATCAGGTCCGAATATCGCGACCAATTCTTGATACTCGTTCACATCTGAAGTAGTGTACGTATTCCCTTTATTCAACCAATACTCAATCTTCGCGTACTTACTTGCTTTACTGTAAACCCATTCCAGCATATCTTTTCTGTCACGCTTTCCTGTGGCTTTCTTTGTTTCTTTCGACAACTCGTCGGGCGCGTCCAAGTATTCTTTACTCGAAACCATCTTGTTACCTAACGACCTGACGTATGCTCCACGTCTCTGTTCGTACTGTTCTTTGTCCTTACCAGTAAGAACAATCACGTCATCGTTGTATTGTAACCTGCCACTCGGTCCAGTGGTCGTCGTGCCAAGTCGTATTGCTTCGAGTTCGAGGTAATTCGTACTTTCCTTGATAATTCTCGTAGGCAACACGATCTGCATTAAGTTCAACCAACGATGTGTTCCGTCGTCATTGATATACTCACCGGTGTACGGATCGACTCTGTTCGGTACGAGGTACGTAAACCCAGGAAGTGCAGCGGCAAGGCGGTAATACCACTTCGACCCTGTCTTCTTAAGGCTCGGGTCGATGACACGTGCAATGCTCTTGAACAACGCCGGAACGTACTGTAACAAATACGTGCCCCACGCACTCGCAGCAACGTCAGCAACGTTATCGTTGTATCGCAAGATATCGTCGAATGTTCCAAGCAATGTCAGGTTGCTCAACACATCTGCGAACGTGTCCCAGGTCTTGTCGTTCATTTTCGTCTTGCTCGTGATAGACGCGCCAAGGAGCAACGCGCTGATACCCGGCGACAACAAGTCGATAGTGATTGCATAATCGCCTACACGAACGACGAGGTTGCCATAAGTATCTTCGTCCCAGTCAAGCACGCCACTCAGACCAGCGGCAATGCCCATTGCAAACAGGACAGTGCCTATCGTTGCTGAGGAAATATCTCGGCCGATGATGTTTGCGAATTGCGGAACGATATCATATAACTGACTTCCACGTTGACGTGCTTTGTCAGCGTCACCGCCGCGCATTACTTTCTTCTGAATAAGCGCTTCGTACGTCTTACCGGTGATCGGGTCGACACGCGTTTCGACTGTCTCGATGAACAACGTTTGCGTCTGATACTTATACGCTGCAGCGTCGGCGAGGACTTTCACCCAGTTGAACGGTGAGAATCGAATCAAGAACGACGTGATATTCGCAGTGACCTTTGCGAACGGTAAGAACGACGTGAACAGCAATCCGAGGACCGGGAATTCGTAGGACATCTTAGCGTACCACTTCGTGAAGTTGTTCGACTTACGGAGGTACAGTTGCTGTGCGTCATCGAGCGCCATGTTGAGTAACATCTCGAAGTCGTCTTTGCTTATATCTTTAAGAGGTTTATTCAGTGATTCAAGGTACTGTGCGAGACGTATCTGTATCTCGCGGCCGAGGAATATAGCGTCGCCTTTGCTCAACATATCGAACGTGAACGAGTACCACTTCTGCAATGCTTTGTTTACAATACCGTCGCCGAAGAACGGGTAAGCGTTTGTGATATTCTCGATAATGTTGTCGCTCGTCGGATTGAACTTGCTGCCGTTCAGTATTGCGTCAAGACGACCGTTGTTGATAAGTTTCTGATCGATATACGCCCTGACGTCAGACGGAATATCCTTGAACTTACGGCGTTTCGCAGTGAGAACGAATTCGCCTTTGATTCCAAGCTTCTCGTTGATTTTGACTGCTAAACGTTGTGCAAGACGTTCACTTATTTCGTTTATTCCACTGAGAGCAATGTTCGACGTTAAGTTCCTAACGTGCGTTGACGGGTTCGACAACATCGCAGTGTACCTGAACGAGTTGATACGACGAGTGATGATTTTAAGAGCTTCGTGGTAACGTTTTTGTTTCAGCAACTCACGTATCTTAGGAATCTTGTTCGCCATATCGAGCAACAGTTGCTGTTGAACTTCCATTGCTTTCTTGTAGTCCCCAGAACGACGAGCGTCGACAAATGCGGCAAGCAACTCTTCATCTGCAATGATGCCCATCTTACGAGCGGCGTCGCGGTAACGGTCAGCGTCAGCTTGTGTATTTTCAACGTGTGATTGTGCAGCGAGCAACGTACCAGAGCTACTTGAAAGTCGTTTCCTGAATTGACCGACAAGGTCACGAGTCGTTAACGACATATTCTTGTTGAACTCATACAACGTTGCGAGCGTGTAGAACATCGCAAGACGTTGGTAGTCACTCAGATTCTGGTACTTCGCACGGACCATATCCATAAAGTCGACGATCGACTCGTTGCTCCATTCCATCAACTGAGCTTTGAACGCGTTGTTGAATTGTTCGATATCCGTGATCGGCCTGAGATTTCTGCTCGGACGCCATGATTTGAGTTTATTGAAACGTTCTTTCGTGCTTGGGCTCAAGACGTAATCTTTCGGTTTACGGTTCGATTTGACGTCTGCTTGTCCAGTTGTAAGGTTCGTTGCTTCGATCAAACGACCGCCTTTCTTAGATTTCTCAACCTTTATGTTCTTGTTCGCTTCGTACGCTTCTTCAGCTTCGGCAAGAGCAGCGTTACGAATCTTCGCATTCTCAACGGCGTTTGCGAGGTTCGTTTCTTGCTGTAGCTTATACGCTTCTTTACGCTTCTCGATTTCTGAGACTTCTTTCTGTGCGACACGTTTGGCCGTTTGGTCCATTGCCTCAACGTCGTGAGCGTCTTTACCAGTTTTAAGCAATATCTGGTCGTACACTTGTCGACGTTGCTCCGGTGTCAACTTGTTCGTCGCTTGCTGTATCTCGATCGCTGCAGCAAGAGGACCGTGATGACCCAGATTGCGGGTGAGTTTCAAGAGGAACGCATACACGTTTTGGACCGTCAACGGTAATTTCATCTCGTTAATAAGGTGATAAGGTATCTTATTCGACGGGTCTTTAATCAATCCTTCGATTGTTGTCTGCATTTGCGTCCACTGCGCTTCGTCGAAATATTCATTGACCGTTGACCCATCGAGCGCCATGTCACGGACGCCAGTCGATGTTGTGTCGAGTGACGCAAATCGAGGCAACCAGTACAGAGCTTGCTGCAACTGGTCCAGCGTCTTGAACGGCGAATTCGGATATAACCATTGCAACACTACAGCCCACGCTGTGGCGTTACCGATAACTTCAGGGTTAGTTCCGTTATACGAGTTGATACGCTCTTCAACCCAAAACTTGTTAATGACTGTACCCTCACTCGTTACTGGCGTTTCTAAGTGTTCTATAAAATCGTCTGAGAAACCCATTGCGCGCAGGTTTGAGGCGTAATCGTACTCTTCACCCCATTTCCACGGCTTCGGCTCGAACACTTTCTTCCATTCAGGAGGCAAATCGAACGGTGATACCGGCTTCGGCTTCTTAGGTTTCTTGACCTTTTTCGTCTCAGTATCGCTTTCAGATTTTGTATCAACGTCGGTGTCCGTTTCTTCAGGAATAACAACAGGAATAACTCCGTCTTTAACCGGAACGTCTTCCATATTGTCGACAGGCGTTTGCTGCGTGTCAGGTGCGCCTTTCTTAGCTTTCTTACGAGCAGATTCCTTGATTGCTTTCACGCCTTCGTTTTCAGGTTTGATGTTAAGCGTCGACCTGACTTCAGCGACTTCTTTCGCGTTGATTCTATCCTTGACGTAATTTGCATACGTCTCTTCGATAAGCATCAGCGTGTCGGTGTCGGTGTACAGGTTATAGTCTACGCCTTTCTGAGGAAGTCCAGAGACGTCGATGTTGTTCATTCTGGCCTTGCTTATTTGGGCACGTATTCTGTTGAGAATGTGCTGATGGACCGTAGATAACTTGTATTTCGGGTCTTGCGGCTGCAACAACTGTTGCATTTCCTTTCGGACGTCGTTCCATTCGTCACCGAACTTCGCTTTCAAGTCCGCTTTTGCTTGACGTAGTTCCAAGACGTCCCAAGCGTGAATACGCTCTTTGTCGCTCATACGTGCGATACCTTCTTTGTACCGCTTCATAAACTCGTCTTTCGGTATGCCAAGCTCTGTCGACGGAATAACGTCGTCGACGCCTTGTTCTTCGAGGTTTCGAATAGCAATATCTTCAGTCGATTCCGTGACGCCTTTACCATTGATATCCGTAATAAGAACGTCCTTTCCTTCAGACGTCGTTACCTCGATCGCTGTCGTTTTGAGGTCAGGCGTGAAGCCGTATTTCGCTTGATCGACGTACGCTTTCGCGCAGTCGTAAGTCAATATCGGTCCATCGTACGACAGCAACCATACGTTCGCCGTTCCACTCGCAACGTTCGTGTTCGTCAACAGTTTATCGACGAGCTTCGAGTATTTCGTGTAGACGTTCGGGTCAGCGGCAAGCGTGTCGTTGAACGCATCCATAACGTCTTGCAACGATTTGAACGTTCCTTTCTTGTCACCCATCGAATATATGATGAGCAACAACTCTGGAATATCTTTCAAGTTGCGTTGTATCGTGCCTGATAACGCTTCGCTCACGTGTTCGTTGGGGTACAATACCGTCGTAACGAAGTTCCAAGCGTCAGCGTTACCGATGTTATCGCTGTAAATCAAACGTCTGACATCGTTGTTCGTCATTCGGCCTGTCGAGTATATATCGATAAACTCATCTGAGAAGCCGTATGCTCGCAAGCTGTCTGTCTCACTCGTTGACAGCCCAAGGTCGGTCTCGACTTGATATGCGACGTCCGTTGCTTTCTGTGCGTTGGTCTTTGCTGTGTAGAAGAATATTTTTCCCGCAGTAAAGGTCGGCAACATTACATTGAAGAAGTGGTCAAGTAACGGGTCAGCGAATTTACCGACACGGGTCAGTTTACCAGTATTGAGGTCTGTTTCAAGACGCGTCGGGAATCGTTCGGTAATAACACGGTACGGCGACCTTGTAACGCGTTCGCTGTACAATACACGATAGAATGCGTAAGCCAGTTCGTGCGCGTCTGTGTAGAATTTAACGTCGTCCGGTGTGCCAAGAGCAGCGGCAACTGCTTCGGCAAGTGCGGTACGCGTAGGCCCTTCAGGAACGAGTAGTTTGATCTGCTCTTCCATACTTTCTACAGTGAACGCTTTGTCGCCAATATCTGTAATAAGATGTCCGAACTCGTGCGCGGCAATAAGTGCGGGGATGTAACTATTTACTTCACCGGAATCGACGCGAACAACGATTACTTCACCGTCGCAATACGAAAAATCGCCGTGGTCGATCGGTATGTTAGGTCTCAATCCAAACGGACGACCATCAATCGTGAACGAGTGGAATATGTCCGTTGTGAAAACGACAGGCATATCTTTATATCTGACTTGTAACTCTTTGGGAAGTTTCGACAAGTCGATAACGTCTCCGGCTTTCAGAACGATTGCCGCTCGTTCAGCAAGTTTATCGCCTTTGTTGATTATTTCGTTTCCGAGGTAGTTCGTGTATTTGAACGGCGGAGTAGACTTTTCACCGCCATACAAATTTAAGATATTTCCGAATGTCGGCTCGACGTTCTTTGCCAAGTTGACTTCGATTTTTTGTCCGTCAGTAGTGTATGCTGTCTTTACTCCGTCAAACAGTTTTGTCGGCATCGAGAACATCGGGACAAACGACTTCGTCACCGGATCGTACATTACCGAATACCGCTTCATTAAGTACCAGTTAACAGTACGAGACCACGTATCGCCTGAGAAATAATCTTCAGTTATGTTATATTCGTGATGGAAATTCGGATTCGTTTTGTCAGCGAGCACTGAACGAATTTCGTCGATTCCTTCTAATGAGTATGCGTTTATATCGAATATCCCGTTCAGATCGCCGTCCTTCAAGAAGCCGGCAATGTTTTCGTTTGCCGCTCTTATAGTAGATTTCAACGCGAATGAATACGACGCAACTTGTCTCGCTTGTGTTCCGCTGAACGCACCGACAGTAGCTAACGGGTCATCAACATCAGTCGGCTTTGTAAGGTCATTACCGTATTTGACAGCGTCGGCGACGATCGCAGCGTTCTTTTTCGCTCTCTCTCGGAGGTACGCATTCCATTGCAAGATATTCTCGAATTTCGGCACAGCTTCCTGTTGCGCTTTAGGCGGTTCAACCGAATACGATTTGATTGTCTCTTCAATCGTGCTCTTAAAGCCATACCCGGGATATCGATTTTCGAGGTCTAAGAACTTTTCAAGGAACGCATCGCCGTATGTTTCTCTCATCAACGGGTCGATGAAGATGTTCTGTATAGCATTTTTCGGGACGAGTGTACGAAGTTGTTCTCTTGAACTCCGAGCCAATATGCTTGTGTATTCGGCAAACAACTGCGGGTCAGTAACGAATAACGCCTTCAAAAACGTCTGTGTAGCGCGATTGCTTCCTTCGAACGCGATAAAGAACCAGTCAACAACGGTCGTTCCATTTTTAGCGCTTGCAGCGTATTGCGAGTCGAAGTCGAAACCCATAATCTCGGTGTACAGTTTGCCGAGAACAGAACGTGCGTAGTCGTTTTCGAACAACTTCGTCATCTGGTCCATTGCTTGAATTTCGCGCTGAGTGTCGGAATCAGTAGTGTCGATATTTTCCCAGAGGCCTTTCACGTCTTCCGGCAAGTATTGTGACGTTGTGTTCTGAACTTCGACCGTATCTTCAGTAAACCCGAGGTCTTTCATCGTCTGGTTTGCAACGAACTCGTTTATGCCGGTCTCACTCTTCTTAGCAGATGTCCACAACGGTACGTTCTCTTGCAATACTGCTCTACCAGAACGAGCATAGATTTCACCGTAGTTCATCTGGTAAATGCATTGCGACAGCAAGCCACGGACTTCTTTCGTGACTGTTTCGAAGTTATTTGTCGAGTCGTATTGTGCCTCGATTTTCTTTACAAGTTTACCGTCTTCACCGAATACACCAGCGTCGAGCAACTCTTTACGGTGTTCGTAAATGTTTCTCATCATCGTACGTACTTGTGTCTCGTTCATTTTAGCAACGATACTACGTACAACGTTTATATTCGTACCGGCATCCATACCGAATATGTCGGCCACCTGATGTCGGAACTCGTGGTAAATTACCGGTATCAACGTGACGTCGTTGAGTGCGCTCACACTTGTACCGTTCGACGTGATAGTGATTTCACGATATGCTTGACCGGAACTCAGTTTGTTGTATATTTCGGTCAACGCTGTATGAAGACTCGGTCCTTCGGCGGTTTTCAATACCGGGAAGAACTTACCGTATTTCTCAGCCATCACTTCGTCGGTAAGATTTCTTTCAAACGCTTTAACGAATCGATTCGCAATAGTCGAACCGGCTTTGATGACGGTCGATTTACCCGTCGTGGCCGTTGCAGCAGGGTCTGCATTCAAAACAACTGATACGCTCGCAGCATTTTCCCCATTACACGCATACATTCCTGCATTTGAAATAATGTCACTTGCTCCGAATCGCACAGTTGTAGCGCTGTTTACTTGCGCTTCGGCGTCAGCTTTTGACTTTCCGAGTGCAACAAGTGCGTTTTTGCGCAAATCGATTTTCGTTCTGATGAACTGATCGTTCGTTACGGGGTCGATCTGAGGCAACGGCACGAACTTCTTCGACTTCTCGTCCCACTGCACGTCGCAAAACGCGTCAGCGATAAGTTCTTGCGTGTCTTTGTCCGATACGTCGAGGCCGTTCTGAGAAACGTACGAGTCGATAAGTTCGTTGATATATGACCAGACGCTTTCCGAATACGGAATCTCTGCATACGCTTCAGAAAGAATCTCGTTCTTTTCAACGACTGATTTGCCGTCGAGTTGTTCTGTGTCGACGTCATATCCGTTACGAACAAGTTCAGAGTACATCAAGTCGTTGTACTTCGACAACGTCAAGTACATATCCTGCAACATCTGGTCCGTCAAGAAATTCGTTCTCTTCAGTACTTCTGCGTTAGGGTCAGTAACGTGTTTGCGGACCGCTCTTGACAATTCGGTCATAACCTTACGGTCGGCACGAGCAATAGCTCGCATTGCAACGTCAGAATACAACGCCACGCTTGCGAGCTCGATATCTGTTTCAAGTTTGTATCCTCTATTCCACGGAGCTTTGCCGATACGACCGACGACTCTCAAAGTATTTTCAAGAGACAGACGATCGCGTACCGTTAAGTTCGGAAGCATTTTCGCAACGCCTGCTGCGAACGCTTGTTCGGACAATGCGTGCTGCAACAACTGCGTCGGACGACTGTCTTTGATTTGCTGTGCGTCGATCAGGCAAACCTGATGAGGCATAACCTTGCCGTTCTCATCTGCTATATCAAGAGTGAGAATCTTGAACGGAGCTCCGCCATCTGCCATATTGATAGCACCGAACTCACCGACAATAGTCTGCATTCCGAGTACAGCGGAAATGTTACTTACAATTGCTTGTGAATGTTCAGACGGTCCAACCGGCGTAAACGTCAGGTTAGGGTCTGCTTTATTGACAGCTTGACTTACAGCGTCCCAGTTCGCTTGATTCTGTTTCTGAGTAATATATTCACGAACCTTACGAGCACGGTATTCGTACGAGTTGCTTACCATCTCGGTAATTGTACCATACGACTCGGGGCTGCTCTTGCTGATATACGATTCTAAGAGCGCCGTAGCAGCGATCGTCGAACGATACGCCATAGCGTCCTGTTTCTGAGCTTTCTCAGCTTGTTTAGCATACTGCGTATCAGTAAGGAACTGATCGACGGTTACGTTCGCAGCAGCCGCTGCTTTCGATACGGCGGTGTCGCGGAACAAGTTATTGAGACCGTCGCCAGCAAGCCACGATTCGAATTTATTGAGCTTTATGTCACCGACAGTGATTTGCTGTTGCGCTGCAATTTGTGCACCGCTGATAAGGAACGAGGACAACGCACCGATAGTAAACGCCATCAAGACGTCTTCACGGTCGACCTTTTCCCATTTGCCGTCTATAATGACCGAATCGAGGCCACATTGCAGCCATTCGGTGATTGCTTCTTCTGTACCTTCCTGAGCAGCGTCCAGAATAACTTTCGCCGCACCGGCAGCGAACTTACGTCCGGCAGTAATTGCGCCGCTTGCGAGAATCTTGTTCGATACACGAGTGGCAAGGTCGAAGAAACCAACGCCATATGCACCACCGCCGAACAATAGTTCAGGACCGTATTCAGTTACAAGACGTTCAGCAATCAATGCCCACTGTTCAGCAGTCCTGCCTTCTTCGCCGAGTTTTATAAACTCAGGGTCAGTGACAGTCGATTCGTAAATCGTACCGAACATCTCGCCGGCGTACAATGCAACCAGCCCGGGCGAGCCGACGGCACGACCAACGATTGCCGGTACCATCTTCGCCACGTTATCGAACAACGACTGGAAGAACTCGACCGTCTTGCTACGTACAGTATATCCTTCGGCAAGACCGGACCACTTCATAGACGTGGGCGATTTGCCGCGGCCTTTCTCTTCGAACGTTTCCATAATGTAGTTCGTGAACGAGAAATTTTCACCGTACCCTTCAACGTCGGCCAGACTGTTCCATTCGCCTTCGCCGCCATTCGAGATTGCCGTACCGATGTAATAACCGACGTCGACAAGTGATTTGACGAAGTCCGTCATCGAAGCAGCAAATACGCCGAGTGCTTCACCGAGGCCATAACCGATAGTCGTGAAGAATTTTTTTGCTCCGGTCTGTGCTTGATAAGCGCGTTCAGCAACCGCTGCTGCTCGCGCTTCGGTCAATGCTTCCATAGTCACGGCGTACTCATTCTCGTCGGTTTCGAAGTATTGCGCGTTACGATATACTTCTTGAGCGAACTCATCGCCTCTGAGGTCGTCGTAAAACGATTCGTCCCAAGAATTGATCGGTTTCTGACTCGCGAATATCGCTTGTTCTTTGACGTATAACTCAATCGCTTCCGGGTCACCGGCAGCAACGAGTTGCGAGTATTTATCTGGACTGTAGAAACGACTGTGTTTCGCTTGGTCAAGTAAATACTCGGTAGGGTTTAGTTCGGTTGAAGTTGTATATTTTCTAGCCATAGAATCTCCGTTTATACTTCTCTGAGTTTGATAAGTCGGACGTCTGCTGCGTGCTTACCACCTTTCTCTTGGTTATCGGGGTCTTTATCCGCACGAGTGACGAGATATCGTTCGCCGTTCACAATGACAGTATCGCCGCACTGGACCTTTCCTTCGTGGACAAGAGTACCCAGTTTTTCAGTTGAGCCGTCCCAGAGCAATGCGTCTTGGTCAGCAGCTTCGGCTGAGCCACCGAACTTCTGGTCTTTGTTCGCGTCGAGTACGTACTTCTTACCACCGGCAATAATTACCTTGTTAGAGTCATACCACTCGTTCAGTGTCTTATCTTTAAGGACGTAATCGTTCTTGCCACGTTTCTTAATCGCAGAGTCAATCAAATCTTGATCGATGCGCGACGTTCCTGTAGTAGTGTTGATGGACTTCGCCCAGTGTATCTGCTCTGCGTCGCTCATCTTTGTGAAGTCTACCATATCGTGCGTGCCGTACATCGTAGCTTTGCTCATAACCGACTTTAACTGAGGGTTACCCGTTTGACGTTCGACCGTTTCACGATACGCTTCGCGGTTCGCCTCGTTATAGTATTCGTTCGCATAAATCTTATCATCTGAGAACCTCGCCAACTCGCTATCTGAGAACTCGCCTGCAGCTTGCATTGCCGCCGGGAAGTACTGAGTGTAGAAGTCGTACAAGTCTTTGTCAGCTACAAATAACTCTTCGCGGTATTTCTGAACGTTCGCAGGGTCAGAATCAGCGAACTGAGCGAGAACGTGTTTGAACTTACTCGTAGTACTGTACGTGCCGTCCGCATTACGTTTCACATATCCTTGCGCTTCAAGCTGCGACGCACTGATATCCCCAGTCGCTGGGTCAAGTACGTTCGGGTCGATTCGACTTAAAATGTACTCGCTCATCTTTGCAACGTTCGATTCGAAATACTCGCCGAACTTAGTACGTTCGGTCTGAACGGTTTCCGCAGCTTTCTGACGTTGCTGTTCAAGACTGAGTATCTGCTCACCGAGTTTAGTTGTGTAGTCCTGTTTCACGTCAGTCATATCAAAGAATTTCTGATTGACTTGATCGGCGTATCTACGGGAACCGAGCAAACCTGTCGCTCCAGCAAGTTGTTCTCTCTGCTGCAGAGCGTACGTACCCGTCGCTTCGGATTGCGTTTTAGCATTCTCATAAGCGTTCGCGTATAACTCGTTGATCTGTTGTAACGCGGTGTCGTATTGTCCAAACGTGGCGTCGTAATTCGACGCGGACAGAGTCTTCGACAAATCGTCGAAGTCTCCTGCCCGCATTACGGCATTATAAGATTCGCGAATATATTGATTTTTCTTTGCCATCTTAATTTAACCTATCTAAAATTCGATATTCGAACGCAAGGGAACGAAGTTGCAACTTCTCGTATACTGATAAGTCATTCTTAGAATACATACGCACAGCGATATACTGGAACTTCGGAATGTACGTACGTAACAACAACACTTTTAACTCTTTGATATCTTCAGTGGTAATGTACGGACGCCCATCGGTGAATTCGCGAGTATACACTTCGAAGTCAACGTTCATTTCGAAATTCTTGACGGTCTCGTTCGGATATAACGCAAGAACAATGTCACGCATATTCTTGTTCTTCGTCGTATTTCCGAGACTCATTGGGTGCGTTTGTATATACCACTGTACTTTATATTGCAAGTTTTCATACAAGGGTGTCACGTTTTCAAATGAAACGTTTACCAATTCGTCGTTGTATCGGGCAGTGTACCCGTTATTCGAAATCATATCCTCATCTGTAAACTTGTATATAAGCCCGTTACTCGTCAGAGCAAGCAAGTCGTCACCAGAACGGAAGAATTTCATTGCGTCAATGGGCAACGTCCAATACCACCACGCCGAAGACCTGACGTCGAAGAAAACAATCTTCGTCTCGGCTCCGGTCGATATGCAATACATATTGTACCAACGCCCTCTGAACGTGAAGCGACGTCTCTCGTTTGCAAGGAACTCGTCGTACTTCTGGAATATTGCAGAGCTCATCGTAGCAATGTTCTTTGCTGTCTCAGTCACTTCACTTGTACCGACGAACATCATAACGCCGTCGTCGCACATTATGGTAGGTACGTCGTCCATTGCTCGACGCGCGAAGCTACCGCGTTTACGTCCGTGTATATCGAACTGCGAGACAACGGGTTTCAAGTGAGTCAATTGACCTGTGCCAGTGCCCAGAATCCAGTACATACCTTTCTCGGTCGACATAATCGCAGCCGTAGGACTTATTGCGAGGATATCAAGAACTTTATCGTCCGTCGACGACATCTGCTCCCACGAGTAAGGGTCGACGTACTTCGGGCTGAAGGTCATCGAATACGCGAAATTCCTGCCAGACGTGAAGATGATACAGTTGTTCATCGAGTAAACACCGTCGATATTCTTCATTGCTTCTCGGGCGTCGTTCCAAACAGTATAGAGCGCAGTGCCGATTTCCTCAGTGATATCGAATATCGGGTCAGCGTACGCCGAGCCGTTTGTTCCATTTGTGCCATAAAGTTGAGATTCAGAGTAAGCGTACGTTATCGATCCGGAACCAGCATAAACTTTCATAGAACCGTCGTTCAGCTGTTCAAATTCGTGTGTAAGCGCTCCGTCTCGAATCTGCCCGAGGACAGGTGTAGTGTACGCATAAACGTTTACCACTTTCAGAGAAGCTTCATTGCCAAACGTACGAGAGTATTTTGTCACGAGCGTTGTCGCGTTAGCAACGAACGACGTAATGTCGTCATTCATAATGAGTTCGGTGTACTTCGGGTTTACTTCGACACCGTCAAGCAAGACAGACGTGTAGTCAGCATACTTCGTAATCTTCGATAAAATCGAAGCAGATGCGGTCACTTCCATAACGTAATTAGTGCTCACTGACACTACGATGTCTATTTTGAAGATTCTAAGTTCGTCGGTTGTTTTCGCGAGAATATACCCAAGAATAGGGAATTTGTAAGTATGTGGCGTTATTACTGATGGAACGAATATCTCATCGGAAGCAAACGACAACGCCAATACTGTAGGTGTATTGTCGGTGTTAGTGAACGGAAGTGAGAACTTTTTCATCTCACCATCGGCGCCGGTTACCGGGCAATAAGTGTATAACGCCGTCCCAATACGAAGTAGATATATCGCGAGAGGTAGTGTAACCTTCGACACCGACGCTCCGTCTTGGATTTGTCCGTGGGAAATAAGATACTCAGGGTCGTCGTCCTTGTTTGTATACCGCGCTCTAAACGCTGCGAGCAACGTCACGTCCTTGATACTTGCAAGATCGTTAGTAAGGTCTGTATCAGATACGGTGAACGACGTAACGCTTCCTTCATTGTCTGCGTTAAACGCGAGTGTTTCAATCCTTAATGCTCCAGAGGAGACCGTAGCGTATACTGCTTGCGCTCTGTACGCTTGCGCCAATGTACCTGACTCTCTGCGCCACATTTCGCCATAATCGATTGGATTCATCAGACATATCTTGTTCGCGCACGAATAGAATGTGTTAGTACTTCCAACTTTGTATGTGAAATTGTGAATACCCCAATTCGAACTACTCGTGGGTTTGCTACCTTCAACTATACCGTAGTTCGAAATACCAACCCTGACAATGACGTCGTCAGGATTCGACGTGTTGTTTAGTGCCCACGCCCAATCAATGTGGTATTTTCTGAGAATGTTTTCATCTGTAAATTCGCCGTCAACGTCAACGTCCCAGTTCTTATTTGACCCGCTCGGGACTAACTCTATTATGTTCGTAGATAATGGCTGATTACCAGACGATCGTATCATGTTCAAATGAACGATTTTTGTGTTAACCGTTGCACCACTTGAAACCCATATTCTACACTCGCACTGCACTCCGGAAGGTATTTCGCTTTCGTCTGACGGCAATGCACCGCCACCAGGAACGTACTCGTTCTTGAGTCTCGCAATCGTTACGAGGACACCACCACTTGCGTCGCACGCGTCTCGTTCCCATCTGGCAGGAAGAGTTGCAGTTGCGTAGCTGGCTTCGGTAGTGATGTAATTCTGGAACTTTCCTCTGAGGTCATACGGCGTCGAATAACTCAACGATGAAAACCTGAAACCAGGACCGTTGTTCGCTTTCGTACTGAAGATATTCAACGCTTCACTCGCGTCACCGTATTCATTGACGGCAATACGACGACCTGTCGGGTCAAGGTATACGGTCGGTATATTCGCTCCTTCGGTCAACGAGGAAACGGACGTACCGTTATAAAGCAGTACGCCGAATTGATCGCCCGAGTCGCACCTCGTAATGTATATACTGTTATTCGCAACGAACAACCTACTGTCTGCCGTTACACGGTAATCGATATACGTCTTCGTCGGATATAACTTCAAGAACGCGTATTCGTGCTCGGTACCGGTTGTGTTATCCTTAATAATCGCGTAGATATCGTCGCCCAGAGAAACAGAGTCAATGACCGTTACGTCTTTCTCAGGCAAGAACAACGGCGTGAGACGTTTCCTCGTGACAAGACGGTAGTCTTCGTCGACATAGACGTTGCAGGCGTCGTTCATTGCACCCGGCGCCATTTCTATCGTCGTCTCGGTATTGTATATCCCGCGGAAATTCGTGACGCTCGACGTATACGTTCTACGTAAATCGCGAGACGCCGGGACGTTATATCTTATTGGTCGTTTTCGAGATATCGAAGCCATAATTCTACTCCTCGTATGATAGTTTTGTCAGAGAAATTCGGGTCAATCTTACGTTGCCTGTTTCCAAGTTCTTTGACTAACACCGCCATTCCTTGAAAAATTTCGTCGCCAGTGACGTTCTCACCGACACGCATTGTATAGTCGTCTTCGATTTTAGATACTTCAAAAATAAGTTTGTCTTCCATAGGTCACCACTTAGGTACAAATCTGAACGATTCTTGTAAATCGGATATACCGTTATCAAGACGAGCAATCGCTGTCTCATATTCGTTCTGTATAGTAATAGCCGTCGTTAAGTCGATGTCCCTCATAAGCTGGGCAGCGACATATAACACTGCGCACGTCATAACCGACTCAGGGATAGTTTCACAGTTGTGCTCTATGTCACCCGTTTCAATCTTCGGATATAACGCGTCACAAATGACTAAGTATTTGCCGGGGTAATTAAATCTGATCGTACGACGCGTAGGCTGATAGTACGTCGCACCAGGAACGTCTGTGTCAACAAACAATACCGACAGTACGTCGCTCGGTAATAAGCATTCGGGAAGATACCCGCTTGTGTCGTACGCTACGTCGAAAGGAATCGTCACTCGGTTTGCGAGGACGTCATTAGCAATGAGCGTCAAACATTCGTTCAACGTAGGAATTATTTTGCTATCGTATCCGAACTGTTTCGAATCTTGTTCGGTGATAAATAGCTTATTTAGGACTCTTGTCGTAAATTCTGAAATGTTCATAATTGCCTCTTATAAAAGTCCCCACCCCGAGACGTTGCATCGAGGTGGGGCAACTTTGTGTATTAGGTTACAGTTTTCGTCTGTACAGGGTTGGTAGACGTGTTCTGCACGACTACGCCGAGACCTGCAGGAGCGACGTCTGCTTCGGGAATGTTCGTCGTATTGTACGTGCCGCCACTCTTAGCGCCGGTGTCATACAGAGCGTCCATTTCGTCAGCGCCGCAGTGTACGTAGGCCATCGGACGGAAGTCGCCGAAACCTGCACTGTATCTTGCGCGGCCTTTCCAGACGTTCGCTTCATTGGGCTGATCGAACCACGAAGAAACTTCGAGGGGAACACGGTCGATAAACACTGCACCGAGGTTTTCTTTGTTCGCTGCGGGGTCAATCATAATGAATGCCTGGTCAGCGTTCGAGAAACCTTTCAGGTTGTTGAGGTACGGAGTGGTAAGGACCGTCCACTTGCCGAATTCCATATTGAGGCCGTTGTTGCCGAGCACTTCGGTGTACTGAGTCTTCAAGCCAGCGAGCAATGCGTTTCTGAATGCGTAGTGATTCGGAACGAGCAGAGTCGTCGGGGTCATCGGGGTGGGGTTGCCGTCATAGTCGGTGTAGTTAATCATCTGATTTTCTACATAACCGACGATGTTGAGAATCTTGAGGTGAGCGTTAGGAGCCGTAAGGTCAACGTGGCAGTGGAACTTATTGCTCTGTTTTTCGGTACGACCGGTCGTCACAGGAGGCAGGTGGTCTTTCGTGAAGAACAACTGTTTCGTGCCTTCGAGCGAGCCGTCCGTAGTGTCCATGCCGCGGCAGTCGAACGTGAATTTGCCCTGAGTATACGAACCGGTGAGAGCGCCTGCAAGCATACCGAAAGCGAAGATTTCACGGGTACGACCGTACGATTTGACGAAGCCCATAGCGTCGGTGCTGATCGTCATCATCTGGTTATCTTCAACGGCCTGCTTCGAAATTACGAAGCTGTTACGCCACGTCGTCGATTTCCAAATTTTGCTGTAGCCTTCCTTGAAGTCGGAAAGTTTCGCGGGCTCCATATCGTAGCCGGGTTCGTAGTTACCCATCGACGTACGGGTCCTGTATTCTTCTTGATACGCATCGAGCGTATGCATAGCGAATACTTTGCTGATGAGGGATTCTTTTTCGAAAGCCTCTTTTTGATTATCAAGCATCATCTTGATCGGCTCTTGCAATACGTTGAATGCCGACAAGGATAACGCTTCGTCAATGTTAAAGATAATTGCCATCTGTCATTTCCTCCTTAGACGAGATTCGTGATATCCTTGACGGGATATACTTCAATGCGTTTGTCGCCGACTGCGTAATCGCTTGCAACGACGTAATCTGCGTCGGTGAGGACCGTGCAATCTGTGATAGTGTAGGTGTACGATCCGGACGAGCCGCCACGTACAACTTTAACCGCCGAGCCTTTCTTGAAGGCGGTTGCGCCGAGATTCGTAATAGCTTGGCCATTCGAATCAGCGCTTCTGCTGCTACATTTCGAGCCGACAATGAGCGTCTGGACGTACTGTTTGTCGTAACGCTGCCAGCTGGTAAGTAAATTTGCCATAATTATTATGTCTCCTTATGTTTTGTTAATGTATTTCCTGATTTCATCATCAGAAACGCCCGGGTTAAAACGACGCATAAGGGCCATCTCTTGCTCGCTTATAACGCGCGGAGGAGTAGACGAACCTGAACTACCGACAGGCGACAAGTGGTCTTTCGACAGACGACTCGGTGCGTGGGACTTCACAAGGTCGTCAAAGTGTTCAGCGGCGTATGCCTTGTCCAGTGGCACTCCCTTCTTGTACAGGGATTGAGTCGCTTCGTCCAAATCACTGAGCGCCGAAAACGTCGTTCCGTATTTCTGGTTCAATGAGAACAATGCGTCGGTTTCTTCTTTCTTCAAGTCCTCAGCAGCTTTCTCATCTTTTAACTTCTTCGCTTCGATTACGTCCGGGTGAGTCTCAACCAATTTGTCGACGATAGGTTTGACTTTTTCAGCATCCAGACCACTGGCAGTGAGCATTTTATCTTCGTTTTCACGTTTCAAATCTTCCCAGCTGTCATAACCTAAGCTTTGAGCGAGTTCGTTTCTTGCTTCGCGTTCGATTTTAACTCGTTCCGTCTTGAGGCGTTCAGCAAAAGCTTTCGTCTGATCGACGGGAATGTTCTCAGGGTTACCATCTGTTGGCGGGACAGGTTGACCAGGGTTACCTGCATTACCGAGGTCATCTTTAGCAGCCTTGTCGAATAAGTTCATTATTCAGTCTCCTTTGTGCGGCGAACTTCTGGGAGTACAGTTTTTCAGCCGCGTGTGTTCTATATATTATATAGCTTGTTCTCGCTAAACCGTGTCACGATTTTCAAAAATTTATTGAGAATTTTCGAAATTTTCTTTCGGCGGTCCGAGAACAATAATGCTCGGTTGTGTTTCCGGCGTTACCGGGGTAGGCGGAGTAGTAGGCGTTGCTTTCATACATACCTCTTCTCTGTCTTTAATAATCGGCGTTTCTTGACTATGTAACAAGTTCTCAGACAACCTCACCCAGAACGGCTTGTCATCGTTAATCTTGTGTTTACCGAACGATTGCTTCCACGTTCGTACAAATACTCGCCAGAACGACGGTCGGTGCGCGGGTTGTGCGGGTAATTTTTCGAGTTCCTTACGAGCACTTTCAACGATCGGGTTAGGCGGAATCTCGACAATGTAACGATTCTCGTCAGTCAGTTTATCACTGTTCTTGCGACTATTGAATTGCGAATAGAACGCAAGTTTGAGTTTAGCAACTAACACCCGACGTTCGAATATCTGCGAGCCGGTTTTCAACCCAGCGTATATAGCGCCGATAATGCCGCCGCATTTTACAATGAGCGTCGGAATCATCGAGGTATTGAAGTTCTGGAACGAATAATACAAGTCGCCAGAGAAGCCGCAAATACCTACGACGAGGCATACTTTACCGATGAGCTTTTGTGCGTAGATTTGTGCCTTAGGTACGTCGTACTTATTACCGCGTTCGCTCTTGTGGTCCAGCGGCAAGCCGACGCCAGCGAACTGACTGTACAATACTTGGTTGTATCGCACGCTCACACCACCGTAAAACACTTCGTCCGGAGAAAGCAAGAGTCTACGTTTCAACGCGATCTGCCGTCTCTTAGGACTGTGCAATATTCTGCGGTCCAGATCGGCGATATACACGAGGTATTTTTCAGCGCGGTTGACGTTGTCGATATACTTCTTGAAGTTCTCGTCGTTATATTCGGTCAACAGCAGCGAGTAGTGTTCTTTCAACTTCATGATATCGCTCACGTACTCCGGATTCTTACTTCGGCTTATTTCATCAGCAGAGTTGCTTATGCCGAGCATTATGCCGAACGTGCAGAACGCAAACGCTAACTTTTCAAGCCAGAAATTGAGGCTTTGAATCTTGAACTTGTACGAGTCCAGTCGGAAGAAATCGGTCAATATCAACCCGGCGCATATCAAGACAACGAGCAAGATATTCGTCAGAATTGTGAATACGTTCACGCGCATCGACTTACGAACATCGGCAGTCGTCATCTCGTCTTGGGTAGCAATAATATCGTTTTCAGACGACATACTACTTCACCTCCTCGACCGATTTCACCTGTTCATTGATATGAATTTTATCTTTCATTCCCTTCGCTTTAACGTGTATGGTACCCGTATGAATACCCGCTTTCGCTAAGAAGCTCAATCCAGTGATAATGAAGATGTTGATAAGTTCAGTGATTGCGTTCTGGAACGCGTACAACATTCCGCCGATAAGCAGTAACGGAAGCCCCGCCATAACGAAGTCCATCGTTTCGATAGTCTTACTTTTCTTTTCGACGAGGTCAATGAGGTGTTCATCTTCGGGTCGAGCTTCGAGGTCCGCTTTCTGTTGCACAAAAGCCGCAACGTATCGGGCATATGCCGCTTTAACTCGTTTGAATAACGTCGCACCAAAAATGACGCCGACGAGAATGCACGAGAACGAGACCCAGAACGACACGACCGCTTTTTTATCAAGAACATACTGCAATGTACTTACATAACTGTAAATACAGTACGCTACCGGAGGGCACAACCAAGCAACATACTCAAGTACACTGAGCATAATTGCTCTGGGATTCCATTTCATAGTAGTTCCTCCTTAACGCTTAGTATTTTTCTTTCGACTTCTTCGTATTCGTTCCCGGAATGTTGACGTGGTCAGATACTTCAATCGTCGCAAGAACAGGGTCACCTAACAGTGACTGTACCGGAGAATCAGACGTAAAATCAGTATCGATTTCGTGACGGAGGTCGTCTCTGAATGTCGCTGACGGTGATTTCAAATCTGCAACAACTAAACCCATCTTACGCATAAGCGCGACAAGTTTATTGTTCTGTCGGATATATTCGCGATTCTGTTCTTTAAGCAACTCGATCTGATGATTCGTCGCTTTGTCGATCTGCCCGTCGACGTCGACTTTAATACCCATTGCAAGCAACTTCGTCGTTTCCGTCGCTGCTTCAGCAGCGATTTGTTTGCGGTCGGTCTCAGTCAATTTCAATGGTATTTTTCTCGACGCGAGGTTTATAATCGCGAGTATGATTTTCACGATATATCGGACGACGACTACACCGCCACCGATCGACGCGACCCATACACCAACTTTGTTGATGATTTCGTTTGTTTCCATAAAAGCTCCTTTTCCCGTGTTCGCTGCACCGAACGTGAGAGTAGAAGTATTTTGTACCCAGTGCAGTGGTCAATTTTCGATAGTATCGAACAAGCGTTGCACGGATTCTTCGTGCTCCGCAACAGTCGCCGACAAGCGAGATACTTGCTCTTCAAGAGTGCAAATACGACTCATCATTAAGTCGAACACGTCTTTGAGAGTCATCGTTTCACTCACCGGCATATCAGGAATAGGGATAAATTCCGGTTCGCTCGACCTGATAACACAGATTGAGTTATCAGGTACGTCGAAACGTTTTTGCATAGCTGTTATATAGTCCATATTCGTCCTCCGTTATTCAGCGGGTTCGGGCTCGTCGGTCGGTACTTCGACAGGTTTGCCCTCGCGGAACTCGTACAAGTCACCGTTCAAGGTGATCACCGTTCCGGCGTATTCGAGAGTTTTTGCTGTACACTTGATTTCGGGCGATTCGTAAATGGTTACGACTTCACCGGTTTTAGTATTGACTTTTTCAACTATCATATTAAGATACCTCTATTTTATAAGATACTGTGAGTACGTCGCCCTCTGCGAGTTCGATCGGGGTTGAGAAGTTCGCTGCGGTGGAGTTGAAGAATCGACAGCTGTAAGGTGAGGAATTATCAAATGTGTACGAACTATTATCGCGGTAAAAATACGGCGAACTAGTGTTCATATACGGCCACGTTACTTTGTTGTACGCCGAACCGTCCGTCCGTATGGACATTCCAGCGGCATTCCACCCGGGAACGATATCGACCGACAAATCATCATTCACTCTCGCGCACGTCATATACTCTAATTTGTTAGACCTTCGGTAGAAAAGTACATTATCGGCAACTGTAACGCCGTCACGAATATCAGTATAATTAGGAACATTTTGCCCCGCGAGAATCATTCCCGATGATTGAATCGTTTCCTCTGTCGCAGTATCAGGGATTTCCCAAACACGCACCCCATCTGTAGGTGATATGGGTTGCAGTAAAAAATTCTTAGACCCAGTATTCATAACGCGCGCGCCATAACGTAAATTTCCTGTTACGAAATCGGCGAATTGCGACAAGTTAAACGACCGCTTAACCGTGTTCGTTGCTGCGTCTTTAATCTGCAGTTCTCCAGCAGCGTAATACGGATAATAAGCGTAGTAATGGCTCGTACCGGAAACAGTGTCAAACAGGAATCTTTCAGTTGGGTCGTGAAGTTTGTATGGAACAAACGCAACCTCAATAGACCCTGCGAAATAAGAATTTACACTGTCCTGATTACTAAACCCATTCAGATAATTATTTTTGAATTTGAACCCCTCCATTGACGGAGTAAAACGTCTAACACAATCCTCCTCATAGAACAGACCGTCGTCACAAAGCATACACCGCGAGTAACTTCTATCGTCACTACTTCCCGAGCGGCCCCTGTCTCTAGCAAAAAACAAATCACTATACGGAAAGAAGATACTCTTCAATGTTATTGCTTCACTAACGGTCCACGTTGCAGAGGAAATTCTGTATTTATCGGTAATTGTCGACGTAATCGGAGCAGTGTACCATACACTCGATGAACCTGACGAAATCGAATTCAATGCCGGAATTGCAACGGACGGTTTTGTAAGGTCCAATTCCAGAGTCGAAAGAGAAAAAATGTTATAAGTTGACGACGAAATATATTTATGCTGCAAATAACCAGTTAAAGGACCATACGGTCGGTTGTAGAAATAATTCGTAGCCAAAGCTTGCAAATCGAAGACCACGTTATGTTCATGACGGGTTTCAGTTGTCCCATCTTTATGTTCTATTTGTACATCAATTGTTCCTTTCATTTAAGTTGTTCCTCCTTTTAGAACGGCGTAGGATTGTCGTTTTTAGTGATTGTTCCCGAGTCAGTGGGTGATAGCAATGCCCAAATACTTATTGTTGTCGGCAAACCGACTGGCGTATACCAATCTGCTATGTCGAAGTTTTCTGAGAATTCATGGACACCGGTATTTACAAGTTTCGTAATCGTTTCTTGCGGGTTGAGTAAGCTCCAAATTTGAACGTTCGAAACGTCTACGCCTCTTAAGTACCAATCCGAAATCTTAAAGCGTTCGACCTTAGCTATCGGCAGTTCGATATACTCGAATTTGACCCATTTCTCGTCGCGAATATCCCAAGCATACACATCACACTCGATCTGCATTTCTTCAATATTCACTACGGCTTTCGAAGCGTTGATATCAATACGCAGGTTTTGTTTATCTACGAGCAGTGCTTCCGTTTCGCCGGGCGTGCCGTCTGTTCCACCGAACAAGAATATGCCATTTTCCGGATATTTGTTTCCGTCCGAGACGACCAGGTTGTTGTAAACACCGACTTGTTCGAGCTTCGATACGCTCGGTATGTCAGCGCCCTCAGGGAAAACGAGAACAATATCGCCGGGGTAACCGACCCCGGTCGGGGGACTCGTGGCGGCTGTTATTTCCCACGATACGCCGACTGAGACTCGAACGTATGGATTTCGTATTATTACCATCTTATGCTACCTCTATCTTGTACGAAACTGTAAGTACGTCACCTTCGGCAAGCGATATAGGTGTAGAGAAGTTTGCGGCGGTGTAGTTATACAAATTCCAACCGAGCGACGAATACGTTTCCTTCCAATAATTATATGTAGACTCGTTGTATACTGTATAAATCATTCCGCTGTCTTCGAGTGAAATGTACCGTAGGACGTTAGCAGCGTACCAAAGATAACTATGCCCGTGGCGTACTTCTGCCTCTAATGTAGGACCGATTTTGAAACAATGGCCGAATAGGAATAAATAATTACCGACGACGGTCGGAGTATAATAACTTGTACTCGCAGAAGTGGGCCAAAACTCTGAAAGAAAATCCGTTTTCACCGGCTCAATTGTAGTGTCTTCCGCTAAAGGAGCATCAGGGATTTGCCAGACTACGAACGAGGAAACCAGCGCCGACGAACTGCTCGTGGGACGAATTATCTCAAATAAGTAATTTTTGTCTCCAATAGCCATTACGAAAAACGAATTTTGATACGCATGAACGAAACCTGTAAATTGCGAAAACTTGAAAGAGCGCAGCAACGTTTTGTCGTCTGGGTATTTATAAATACCAATTTTGTATGAACCTGCTACTTGCGTTCCATTAACGGCAACGGACTTTATACGGTTATCTTGAGCGTCTACAATCGCGTACCGCTCTGCAGAGTTCGCAAGCTTATATGGGATACACCCAGTCGAACAATGCGACGTATCGCCAGACCCTGACGCAAACCCATTCGCGTACGAATTAGAATACGAAAAAGTGTCCATTGAAAAATCAGCTTTTTGGTACTCATTAACATTTATTGATGTATTCGCACGAATATTCGGGCAGAAGAGTACTTTATCGATATACGTAAACCGACTCTGGTAGTCCACGTTTAGTAATTTTTCCGGTTCAGACCGATGCACCGCGACCCCTTTGAGAGTCATCGGAGTCTGAATTGTCCACGATTCTTGTAGTGTTAAAGATTTCCCAGATATAACCTTAGACGGAATGGACTGGTACCACTGTGTGGCATTCGACGCGACACCGACCAATGCAAGTGGACGGTATTCTGGCCGGGTAAGCGAAAACTCGTCCTCAGATAAACCAAAGTAATTAAAACTTTTGATCTGAGACGACCCCATAGACGGATTCATAGAGTTTCCACAAAAAACGTGCATCCAGTCTGGCATTTCGAGGTGATGTTTAAGCACCAGTGCCGGTAAATCGAAAACCACGTCGTGTTCATGGCGAGTCTCTATTGACCCGTCTTTGTGTTTTATTTGTACGTCAATTGTTCCTTTCATTCAAGTTGTTCCTCCTTTTAGAACGGTGTGGGATTGTCGTTTTTGGTAATAGTACCAGAGTCAGCGATATTCAACTTCGTCCAAACGTTCAGCTGCGTGACATCGAGACCATTTGAGACCCACGACAACATGTTGAGTTGTTCTTCAACAGCGTGAGCGCCGGTGTTCTTATACGTCGATGCGGTTTCAGTGAGATTCAACTTATCCCAAACAGAAATATCTTCCGCAGAAATGCCGTTCGAAACCCACGTAGCAATGTTAAGAGTATCAGAGGTAGTAAGCGGCAGACGCTGGAATTGTGCTTTAACCCATGTATGAGTTTTAATATCCCAGACGTATACGTCACATACAAGTTGCATACCGTCGATGTTTACGACCGACCGAGATAGGTATATATCGATTCCGACCGTGCGGTTGTTGAACAGTTCCGCTTCAGCTGTACCTAACGTGCCGTTGAACGCTGAAAACAAGAATATTCCGTTTTTAGCGAACACGTTACCATCAGCTTCGATAAGGTTCGTACCGATGCTCACTTGCTCTACATCTGACAACTTCGGTAGAGGTAACCCTTCCCGCCACTCTTGCCACGCGGCGTTGAATTCATCGTATACGCTATCGGGAATGCCGCCTTCAGGTTCGAACAGTAAGTCTTTAATGTACGCCGTGTCTTGTCCGCGGTCAACACTGCTATCTTTCACGTACTTGAATTCAACCGTATCGCCTGCGGCAATAGTGATCGTTTTTGCCGTATAACTATTGCTGGTTCCACTTATACTAACGAGTACAGTATCGTTGTGCCTGATATGTAAATAGTCCGAGCTTTCGCTGCTGACCATATACTCGAACGTCAAGGTACCTGCTACGTCGAATTTAAGTCTGTACCACCCGTGCTTGCTGCCTTTATGAACAGTGCTTTGTAACACGTTACCGACTTGCTCCCACGGGTACGCCGGGTCGTTTGTTACCGTACGGATAGTATCGAGATACGGGTTGAGATAGTCTTGTAACACAGGTTGCCCCTTCGGGTAAGGCAACACCAATCGTATATCACCGGGTCGGCCTTCTTGAGTAGGCGCTTCATACGACGCTTTTATGTCCCAGAAGATACCTCCAAGAACTTGAACGTATGGGTTTCGTATTATAATCATACTATCCCTCCATCACATTTATTCCCTCAAGAGTTTCAAGCGGCTTTCGTGTGGAGTAGTAAGTAATCTCGTCGTTCTCGATAGACCCTATAACCAACCCGTATCTTGCCATATCGAGAGTGTCGAATACGGGTGCAACAAGTTTCTTCTTGTTACCTTTCAAGGGTAACGTGCTTTTCTTCACGGCCTTAACTGTGAACGGGTCGATAGTGCCGTCTTCAACCCAGTCGGTCGTAAGTATTTTCACTGGCTCAGATTCGATTCGTACGAGCACTGCGTCGTCGAGTCGGGCGTTCGCTTCATCAGCTGACGATTGTGCAGTTTCGGCTTTACTTATTCCCGTGTTTGCCAGCTCTGTCGCAGTATCAGCTGTCTGCTGAGCCGTATCAGCGTGCTCGTCGACCTCGTTTATCGCACCGACAAGCGTTGTTTTCTCGTCAGTGGTCAGAGTCGTCATATCGCCGATCTTCGTATACAGGTCAGCAATCTTGTCCGTTATCGCTTTCGAGACGTTCAACACACCGCGGAAGTCGACTTGTAACGTTTCACCGACGATGATACCACCGAGTTGTTCGGCTGTTGCAATATACACAGGCGGTAACGCGATGTTCGTGATGTTACCTGTCGTAATCTCGCTTGCCGTCGCGTTCGCCACAGATTCCTCAGAGCACGGCTTGATGTCGTACATTCTACGAATCGGGTCACCGTGTACTCTCGCAATCGGGCTGTCGCTCAGTATGAGTTTCTGCGAGCCGAACAAGTCTTGTTTTAACGTGACGTTCTTCAAGAACTCGCTGTAGTTGTCTACAGTAACGGCGTTGTCGCCCTCACCTTGAGTAAGTCGAATCGGCGACGTCGAATCGAGTAGCGTTATCGAATACGTATACGTTCCAGGTGATAACCTGTCCGTGAACGCCGGCTCGAAAACCAGAGGCACAGCGAACGCATACTCACGAGCCTTAAAACCGGTCGGGTGTTCTTCCGATACAGGCGTCGGGACGACGAACATATACTTCTTTTCTTTAAGAACCTTGTATATAATTCCCGGGTCGATTACAGACGTTTTTAGATCTACCGTCTTGACCTTCGGATAGAACCCGCCGTGAATCTGCATCTGACCTTCAGCGTCCGGAGTGCCGTACCCGTAATGCGTGTAGTCCTTGATCGGCAGATACTCTTCGATGAGCATATTACTGTTCAAGTCGTTCACGTCCGTTTCCGCCTTGACCGAAAATACAATCGTCGGATTCTTCATACCGATAGGCAAAGCGAACGGCGTATCGTCACGATTTAGAATTGACAACAGCACGACGCCCGAGTCGCCTCGGTTCATCGTTATTGTCTTGTTAGTGTAAAAAATCGACATTCTTTATCCTCCAATCATACTTTGAAGTTCGTTGTACATTGCTTGCTTCGCAGCCTCGTCGTCGGCTTTAGTGCTCGCTGCGCTCTGCTCGTTACCAGCAGGAGCCGCGGGCTGAGCTTTCTTGCCCATTTCTACGGCTTTCGCAACCTGCTGCTGCATTATACCGAATCGTTCCGTAATGTCTTGCAAGCACAGTTTAGCAAGCGGGTAGTTGAGTTCCTTCATAATCTTCCAGTACAGCATCTGCGTTCTGGGGTCTTGCGGGTTGCCCATCGTGCCACCGACGAAGTTATTAGTCGTCTCACGCCACATCGCCTCGCGCGAAGTGTACAGGACCGAAGCCGTGTCGACAGAGAACATGAAGCTGTCATCGTAGTACAGATTTCCGACGTCGCCGTCTAAGAAGTTGTACCTGCTAATCGACGCGTTTGTTATCGAACCGTCTGTGTCGTCGATGACGAACGTCTCGTTGTTGTCGCAATACGCTAAGAAGAAGTGGAACATCATCTCGTACAGATCGGCGTACGCAGCGTCCTTCATCTTACGCTTGCTTTCCATACGACCCGCAGCTTGCGCAGCGCTTATCTCTTTCGCCTTTCCACTCTCAGCGGTCGGGTCGCGCTTGCCTTGATACGAGTCGGTTATACCGAGCGACGCTCTGCCGTATTGATACACGCGGTCGGCAAGAATATCGTCCTGCTGAATGCTCGCTTGCAAGTTCTGCACGCGTATCGCGTCGGCCCATTTCGGGTCTTTCAACCTCACGACTTTCAGCGTCTCGTTCGTGAGCTTCATATTCATCTTCTCAGGCATAGTGATAATGCTACCAGCCTTCAAGATGTTCTGTTCAATCTTAGTTAAGATGTTGTTCGACGACAGCTGCGTCTCGGTCAAGATGTCAACGTCCGACACGCCGTAGGGTGAGTCAACCCTGCTTATATTTACACGCATAACGAGCGGGATGCGTCGAAGTGCGTAGTATTTCACCTTGTCGCCTTTCTTAGCGAGCAGCAGTCTCGGTTTCGTCGGGTCTGTCGGGTCGCCTTTCACGACGTCGTCTTCGAGCGTTTCTTCTCTGACGCTCTTCTCAGTGAACTCGGTCGATCCGCATATCGGGCAGACGTCTTCGTCCGTCGCGTAGCCGCACTGCTTGCACACGCGCTGACGTCTCGACTCGAAGTCTCTATCGTCGAAGATTACAAAGTCGGTGTTCTCAGCCCACGTGAGGCGGCATACGTAGCCGTCGCGGTCGTAGTACCAACACGTAATCATGTCGACCATACCTTTATAGTTAGGACTCTCAGGCGGCAATTTACCGGTCAAGTTATAGATTTTCATCATACTCTCACGGCTGAACACGAACGCGTACTCGATTTTCTTGAAGTCGCGTACGCCGGGCTGCAACCAGACGTCCTGAATCGGGCGGTCAACGACTGTGATGGCTCCGACGTTCTTTCCGTGGCGCACGGTGTCGTCCCAGCCGACTTCATAGAAGTGTGACCCTTGGACCAACACGCCTCGTTCGATGCGGTCGTTCATCGTCTCGCTGTCGAGGCGGTCCATCTCGTTTCTGAGCATCGACTCAAGGTCGTGGGCAAGGTCTTGTTTATCAGCGTCCGACGGCGTTATTTTAGGCTGCGGTATAGCGTTGTTGATTTGTGTCTCGATCAACTCGAAGCACATGTTGCGCAAGCACTTCGTCCCGCTTTTCTCAGCCGTCGTACCTTTGTATAAATCTTCGCGCACTTGCAATTTGTCATCAACGAACGGCTTACGTTTAGCCCTCGCGTCGTCGAATAGCATTTGCCAGTAGCGCAAACGTTCTTGTACGTCCCCCGACATCGGAGGAAACTGGTATTGTGTTTCTTTCTTCTTCATTCTTACCTCCACTCAACGGGGTATTTCCATTCTTTGAGTAGTTGTGATTTAAGTGCGTCGTCCGCTGCCTCGAAGTCTTGATACATGTCGGGCGTCCAGACGCTGTACTCGCGCGTTACCTTCTCGCTCACCGGAGCTCCAATGATAGACAATCTGTTCAGTGCTTGCGTGAACGCGTCGACGGTGTCGTCGTGCTGTCCCGCCGGGAACGCAGCTGCTTCATCGACGAGCTCGTAAGCCCACGGCTCGTAGGGCAGATACACGTGTTTCGTCTCTTGTATGTACGATACCGCAGCCGCTCTGGACAGCTTACCGCCTTCAGGGTTGACGGGTATGATATTGTCGAACTCTTGCGACAGCATATCGATAGCCGCCGATCCGTTCGCCTTATCTTCAATGTACACCGCGTCGAGGTCAGGATGCGACGAGATGTACTCTCTGAGCACTGTAATCATCTCAGTGAACGACAGGCGGCGTCTGGTACCCCAAATACCGTAGTAGTCGTTCGCACGCTTACCCCAGTGTTGTATAGCGACGAAGTCGCTTGTCTCGCTTTTCTTGAACGCCGCGTCGACGGACAAGACGTTATATACTTGTTCCGGCAAGTCCTCGTAGAACTGCCAGTTTTCTTTTAAGAAGATGTTACCCGAGTTAAGGACCGGGTTGCCTTGGAACAACGCGTTCCACGCACGCTCGCCGTTCTCGGTCACGTACGTTGTTTTGTAGTCTTTGAGCCACGCGGCGCCTTTACCAATCTCAGGGCACAGCGGCGCTCCTACCGGTCTCCCCATCGGGTCGTTCTCTTCTGCCTCGCACGGCAGGTTCAGCACTTCCACGTTCGGGAATGACCGCTTGATGTGACCAAACAAGTCGTCCTCGTGCCACCGCGTCTGTATGACGATAATCTTTCCGTGTGGCGCGATACGTGTCAGGATTGACGCGTAGAACTCATCTAAGATAGCAGCGCGCGTCGTCTCCGACATCGCCTCTTGCATGTTTTTCGTCGGGTCGTCGATTATGAACAGGTCTGCCGGGTTACCGGTAATACCTGACAAGATACCACGACTGATGCAGCGCCCGCCCTCGACAGACTCGAATTCCGTGTTCGTCCACGGCGCTTCGGCCGGGTGGAAGTCGGGAAACAGTCTCGGCCCGTAGTCCTCGAGTTTCCTCAGGTTACGTCTTCCGAATCGTTTCGCGAAGTCCTCCGAGTAGCCGGCAATAATCACCGACTTGTCGGGGTGATTTCCAAGGTACCACGACGGCAACGTCTCAGTCAAGCTACGCGACTTACCGTGCTGCGGCGGGGTCGATATAAGTAATACGTCGAACGCCGCGCTTCCTTTCTTGTTCAGAAATTCTTGCACTTTGTTACACAGAAACCTGTGAAACGCCGTATCAATAAAACCCTGGTTCGAATACAAGACGTACTTATAATAGGACTTCCGCGCTTCACGTACGGCAAGCTCCTCTCTGATCTGTTCGACCGATGCACATTGATCGATACCAAGCGTTTGAAGCGCGGCGGCCGTCGTTTTATCCATTACTTACCTCGTCGCTTTGCTCAGGGTTCAATGCTTGCAACAACGTCAACAGTTGCGTGTCCGTCAGTGACGCCAAGCCCTGCGTTTTATGTTCCACAGTGACGTCGGTCTGCGGTTTGTAACCCGCCGTATCTCGCAAGAATTCCGCCGCTCTCGTGTCGCTATCGTCTATCGCTTTCGCGAATTGCCCCAATATAACAAGCTCCGATAACGACAACACGTCTTCCTCTAACATCTGCGCGAGACCTTTTGCTTTCGACTCGTCGGACAACAAGTTCAACGGTATCTGCCTGTCGGACAATTCTCTGACAATTGTTCTATAATGCCTCTGCGACGACCCCGATATAAAATCAGCCATCTTTCCTTGCAACGCTTTGACAACGTTCGTTTGTCTTTGCTCTGCAGTCGGAGCGACTGCTAAGGGAGCCTCTTCGTGCACTGGGTAGGGTGGGGGTAATTCTGGTTCACAAACAAAATCATCGTCGGTGACAATATGGGTAGTGCCCGAGGGGCAACGCCCCTCAGGCTTAGGAGAAAGAGAAGACACCGTGGGAAACGATGTAGGTGGGTTAGGTTGTGTGGAGCGAGTCGTGGGGTCCGTAGTATGGGGTACGGGACGCGTTGCACGTGGCTCGTTGTTCGATGCTTCCATATACTATATATAGCAAGTAATGGGCAATGCACGTCACGAAAAAGTGAAAAAATTGCAAAATATTTCGTCAAAATAATTAGTAAAGGGCATTCTGCCAAAGGCCGGGTGTGGTGGGTTTTTATTTTGTTTGAAATTCTATCGTAAAACTCGATATTGCAGGGGGAGGGGTGAATCCCCTTTGTGGCCATAGAGCCGCGAGGTTTCACTAGGAATGACGAAAGCCTTTTGTTGATTCCACTGTCAGGGCCCATATATACTTTGTCACTCCGTTTGAATTTACCAGGTTTCTATTTATATTTATATAA